GAAGAAAAGAACTTCTTGACTAAAATTGGTCAGGTAGAAGAAAAAACAACAAAGACAAAGAAAGACGAGGAATAACCTAAATGGCAGTATTTCTAAACAATCAGGTCGGCGTTAAGGTCAATTCCGTTGATCTTTCAGACCACGTTAATAACGTTACACTTAACCGTAACTTCGACCAGCTCGAAGTAACAGCAATGGGTGACTCAGGTCACCGCTTCATCAAGGGTCTTGAAGCATCTTCTATCACTCTTGATTTCCTTAATGATACAGCTTCAGCGTCTGTCCTTCAGACCCTTCAGGCTGCTTGGGGAACAAACGTAACTTTAGTTCTTCTTCAGAACAAGGGAACAGCAGTATCAGCAACTAACCCTCTTTACACAATGACAGTTCTTGTCAATGGAACTACTGATATTAACGGCGCAACTGGCGACCTTTCAATGCAGTCAGTAACTTGGGACGTTTCAGGTACAATCGCTGTAGCAAACACAGGTTCATTCTAATAACTAACTAAGGGGCTAACATGGCAAAGCTAAGGGTTACAACGTCAGACAATCAGGTGACTGATTACGAAATCACTCCGTTGATTGAGTACGCGTTCGAGCAATACGCCAAGAAGGGCTTTCATAAAGCACTTCTAGAAGACCAGAAGCAGTCAGATATTTACTGGCTCTGCTGGGAAGCAATACGACGTTCAGGTGCAACAGTTAAACCTTTCGGGGAAGCGTTCCTTGAGACCCTCAAGACAGTTGAGGTCTTAGACTCAGACCCTTTGGTATAGATCGGAACTCCGTTACTTATCTCGCAACTAGATTGAGTTATGAGTACGGAGTTCCGTTCCAATCCATAGTTGAACTGACGCCTATGGCGTTTAAGTATCATGTCCAGCTGTTAAAGGACATAGCGAAAGCGAGGGAAGATGGCAACCGTAGAAATAAGAGGTAACTCTGACCTACGCAAGGCAATGCGCCGCTTCGCACCCGACCTTGAAAAGAACTTACGCAAAGAGATGGCATCTGGTCTTAAGCCAGTAGTAGCCAAAGCTCGAGGATACGTTCCAGCAGAATCACCTATGTCAGGTTGGGCTGCTCGTTCATTTAATCAAGGAAAGTTCCCTACATTTAATTCTGGCGTTATCCAACGCGGTATTACTTATTCCACAAGTGTAAGTAAGACTAATAAGAATGGTTTTAACTCCATGGCGGCTATTTACAACAAGTCTGCTTCTGGTGCTATCTATGAAACCGCAGGGCGCAAGAACCCTAACGGACAACCTTGGGTTGGTCCTAAATCTGCTGGAACAAGCAAGAAAGTTTCACGATCTAATAACCCTAATGCTGGGCAGACATTTATCAACAATCTTCCTCCTTTGGTATCTAGCCTTCAGGGTCAAGGACGTCTTATTTATCGGGCATGGGCAGAAGATAAAGGAATCGCTCACGGCATAGTCATGCGAGCCGTAGATAAGTCAATCACCGAGTTCTACGCTAGAAGCAACGCTGGCACTCTAGGAAAGGCTGCGTAATGGCTAACGAGAATGTCAATATCCTTATTAACAGTAAGGCAGACCTTAAGGGATTTAAGGAAGCCGAAACCGCTGCTACTAAACTCAACAAGAATATCAAGACCCTTGCTACAACCCTTGGTGCAGCTTATGGTGCTAGGGCTGTTGTCAATTTTGGTAAATCAGCAGTTAAAGCCTTTGCAGAAGACCAAGCAGCAGCAGCCAAACTGACCAACGCAGTCAAGAATCTTGGTCTGGCTTATGCCAACCCACAGATTACTAAGTTCATATCGGATCTTGAGAAACAATCAGGAATCGTCGATGAAACTTTGCGTCCAGCGTTTCAGGCTTTGCTGACCCAAACCAAGGATTTAGCAGCATCACAAACATTACTTACTAGCGCAATCGACATTTCTCGAGGCTCTGGTATTGACCTTGCAACAGTTACACAGGATTTAGCCAATGGTTACGTTGGTATTACTCGAGGACTTAAGAAGTACAACACAGGACTAACTCAGGCTCAATTAAAGTCCAAGTCTTTTGCTGAAGTCCTAAGCATATTAAATAACGAGTACGCTGGGGCTTCTAGCACTTACCTTGACACTTACGCTGGCAAATTAGACATATTGTCAGTAGCAGCGGATAATGCTAAAGAGTCAATCGGTAAAGGTTTAATTGACGCCTTTGCTCGCATAAGTGGCGGATCATCAGTTCAAGATACAGTTCATACAATCGAAACCATTACTGGCGCAATCAACGCTATGGTTACGGCTGTTAGCTTTGCAGTTGAGGGATTGGTTAAACTCTACAAAGGTCTAGATTTCCTTACTTCCTTTGGCGGGCTTACAGGTGCTAACGGCAAGATAGCCCAGAAACTCAATCCTAAGCCTGCTACCAGCTCGACAACCAATACTCAGACAACTATTGCTAAGACACAGATAAAGGCTTCTACAGCCCTTGTAAAGGCTCAGAAGACCTCTACGGCAGAACTTAAGAAGCAAGCCCAATTGAAGAAAGACGGCACAGTCTTTGACATGGAGCAGATTCAACTTATCGCAGCTCTAAAGGGCAAATTGTCTGACGAAGACCGCAAGCGCGTAGAACTTCAGTTAGCCCTACTCAACGGTAACGTAGCAGCAGCGGACGCTTTAACTAAGCAAGTCCTGATGGCTCAAGACGCTACTGGCAACCTTTACAAGTATTTCTTAACTGTGCCAGATGCCAAGAATCCCTTTGGTTATCTAGACAAGTACCTAGACCAGTTGCAGACAAAGATGAACTCATTGCAGTTCCCTCTTGCCACAACTACAGCGACATATAGCCCAGCGGCATTGGCACCAGAATTAGCGGCTATTGGCGTCGTAGCAGGCGGCGGCGGTTCTAACGTAGCTGACAATCAATACTCAAACGAAGTCCTTAATGGGCTTTATGGCATGCAAACAACGTCAAGCCCAGATACGGCTTCTACTGCTTCTACAACAGTAAACAACTATTTTGGCGGCAACGTAGTCACAGATCAATCTCTTATTGACCTTATTATGAACGGCACACAACTGCGTAGCCTTTCTGGTTCACCTAGCCAGATTGGTCGTATCGCTGGAATGTTCGGATAATGGCATTACCAGCACAGATAGCCGTCTCCTTTGATTACTCCAATGGTGCAACCTTTGGTTATTCAGGGTTCGTAATTGGTGACCCTAAGTACGGAATCCTAGGCACTAATACCCTTGGCACTTCTGCTCTTCCAGAGCCAGTTATTGACCTTACGCCTAACGTCTATCAGATTTCTATTACCCGTGGTCGCAATATCCAGCGCGACACATACGAGGCTGGCACATGCACAGTCCGAGTATTAGATCCTCTATCTTACTTTAACCCACAGAACACAGCGTCTCCTTATTATGGCTACCTTGCTCCTTTGCGTAAGCTGCGCGTATCTGCAACCACAGCCACGACCCAGAAGTATCTATTTTCAGGATATGTCACAGACTATAAGTACACCTACCCAGTAAACCAAGATACTGGTTATGTCGATATTTCATGCACAGATGCTTTTCGTCTATTTCAGATGGCTAATATCTCGACTGTGGATTCTAGCCCAGCAGGGCAGACTACCTCTGCTCGAGTCTCAGCAATCCTAAACCAAGTTTCTTTCCCTACTTCTATGCGTACTATTTCTACAGGGCTTAACACCTGTATTGCAGACCCAGGCACTAACCGCACAAGCCTTGCAGCGATTAAGAACGCTGAAGTATCTGAGACTGGCGCGTTTTATATGAACGGCTCTGGCACAGCCGTATTCAAGAACCGCACGGACGTTATGAATTCTCTAGCTGCTGCTCCTACAGCATTTAACCAGACTGGCGGTATCCCATACCGCAACCTCGTCTTTGCTTTCGATGACAAGCTCATCATTAACCAAGCCAATTTTGCCCGAGTCGGTGGCTCTACAATCACAGCGATTAACCAATCTTCTATTGACAAGTATTTCCCTCATTCAATCACCCAGACTGACCTAGTGGCTGAGACTGACGCTATCGTTACCAATATCGCCCTTGAGTACGTTGCTACTAGAGCTGCAACTACTATCCGTATTGACGAGATGGTTGTGGACTTGCTAGATCCAGCAGTACCAACCGACACGATGATTGGGCTGGATTTCTTCGATAACCTGCTCATAACCAATATCCAGCCAGACGGCTCGACTATTGTAAAGAACCTGCAATATCAGGGTATTAAGTGGGACATTACCCCTAACAAGATGATGGCAACTATTACAACTCTGGAACCTATAGCCGATGGTTTCATCGTTGGAAGCGCGTATTACGGTATAATCGGCACTAATACATTGGGATACTAGGAGATATAATGGCAGCAGGACTACCAGCAGCAACAGGCGACGTACTTACCGCCTCTACAGTCAATGGTCTGGTGACTTTTACTATCAACTCAGACGCAGTAGTGGACTATACAGCCGTACTTAACGATCAGTACCAAGTCCTACAGCCTATGAATAAAGCTACAGCGATTGCCTTTAAGATTCCTACCAATGCATCAGTAGCGTTCCCAGTAGGTACAGCAATCACGGTTCTTAATAAAGGACTTGGAACATGCACAATTTCAGCTGTTACCTCTGGTACTACTACAGTCCTTTCAGCAGGCACAGTTCCAGCAGCACCAACATTGGCTACTTCTAAGGCAGCAACTTGCATAAAGACTGCTACAGACACATGGTATGTCGTTGGAGCTATTGCATAATGATTGGCGCGATTACTGCTGGTGTAATTGGGGTTACAGCCCCTCCTGCTGCCTTTACAGTTGATTTCTTGGTTATCGCTGGCGGAGCTGGTTCTGGTGGATCATATGCAGGCGGCGGCGGAGCAGGTGGTTACCGATGCTCAGTTACAGGCGAATTATCTGGCGGCGGAGCAACAGCCGAAAGCAAACTTTCTCTTTATCCAAGTACAAGTTACTCGGTACAAGTAGGAGCAGGCGGAGCAGGCGGAGCATTAAACTCTGTGGGAACTAACGGGACAGATTCAATCTTTGCAACAATTACCTCGACTGGGGGCGGTGGTGGTGGCGGATTTAATGCTTCTACTGCTGCACAACGTAACGGTGCTAACGGTGGTTCTGGCGGTGGTGGTGGTAACGGCAACGATGGCGTTTACACAACAGGCGGAACTCGTGTAACAGGACAAGGTTATGCAGGTGGTACAGGTGCGTACGATTCAACTGGTGGAGGTAAGCGTACTTCTGGCGGCGGTGGTGGAGCAGGTGCGATTGGCAACAATGGAGTACCAGCTACAGGCACAGGTGGTAACGGCGGAGCAGGCGTTTCTTCTTTGATTACAGGAACAGCAACTACCCGCGGCGGCGGTGGTGGTGGAGCAGGTGAGTTTGCTCAAGGTTCTGGTGGTTCTGGCGGCGGAGGAACTAACTCTGCTGGTACAGCCAATACTGGCGGTGGTGGGTCAATTAACTATGCCAACTCTTCTGGTAATGCTGGTGGTTCTGGCGTAGTCATTATGAAATACCCAGACACTTACACAATTACAATCGGTAGCGGTTTAACAGGATCTACAGCTGCACCTTCTGGCGGATTTAAGGTATCCACAATTACAGCAGGTTCAGGGAGCGTGAGTTTCGCATAATGGCACATTACGCATTTCTAGATGATTCTAATATCGTTACTGAGGTAATTGTAGGAATTGACGAAACAGAACTAATTGAAGGTAAAACTCCTGAAGATTGGTATGCAGAATATAAAGGTCTTCGTTGTGTTCGTACTTCATACAATGCAAAGATTCGCTATAACTACGCAGGTATCGGATATACATACGACCCAATAAATGACGCTTTTATTGCTCCTCCTATCTGTGAGCATGATGAGTTAATCCTTAATTCACAGAAACAATGGGAGTGTTCTAATGAAGCCCATTCTTTGTAAAGCTGGACAACAATTAAGGCTTCAAGTCGATGATACTTATCCAGACCGAGATAGAACCTCGGACGGCTGGATTGGCGATTTACGTCATCAAGCAGGTATATCTGACCACAATCCTGATGCAGCAGGTATCGTCAGAGCGATTGATATTGACAGGGATTTATCTGGCAAAGCCAAGCCAGACCTCATGCCTAACCTTGCAGATCAGATACGACTCTGTGCTAGAGCTGGCGATAAGAGAATCTCTTATGTCATCTTCGACGGAAAGATATGCTCGAGTAAGAAATCTTGGGCTTGGCGTCCTTACGATGGGGTTAATAAGCACAATCACCATTGCCACGTCTC